ATGAACATTTCGACATTAGGAATAGATACAGGAGTGACAGTACCGCTACCACTGTAGGTTTCCGTTGAAGTGTTCGTTGTATCCAGCTCGTAAGTAATTTCATTCTCATCCACTGAACCTACCTGATAGGTGCCATTGGGATCCACTGTTCCAGAAAGTCCGGCAATCACGACATACTGCCCGGCAGTGACATCAAAATCAGCTCCTCCCGTCGTAATCGTAACCGTGGTTCCATCACGAGTGGCTGAAGACACCGTTCTCGTTCCACCAGATACAGAATAGCTGTAGGGAATGTAGCCATCTGTCGTGGGCCGAGCATCCAGCCTCATGTAACGCGGCCACACATCACAAGCATCGTAAGCCTGACGAAGCCGCCTGTTAGCCATTGCCAGAATCTTGCTCTCTTCCGCAGAGGAAAAATCATCCACGCCAGCCAAAGCCTCAATCAACGCAAACAGATCGGTGTAGGTTCTGTTAGTCACGGTTAGGCTTTATTCGGGGACAATTCCGGCATCTTCTTGTTGAAATAGCTCATGAACTCACGGCTGTGAACTGTTTCATAGCCATACTTTTTGATGAGTCGAAAGTATTCTCGCGGCGGCATCACTCCAATGCATTTTCCCAAACCCGGAATGGTTTTGTGGCCTTTAAGCAGATTGGCTTCAGCCCTAGCGATATTAACACGTTCTGCTTCAGTTGCCTTCTCAATCTCCAAGGAATGAAAGATTTCCTTGGTGATTTCGTTATCAATCTCTCCTCGGGAGTAGGTTGGTTGTGCGATTTTGATATGCATAAAAAAGCCACCCCTCATTAGAAGGGTGGCTTATTCTAACACAAAAACTGCTTACGAGGTCGGGCAGTCAAGCTGACGCCAGCACAGAATCCAGCTACCAGCCGTCAGATCGGCAACGGTGCCATTGAATTCCATGATGAGGTCCTTGGCGGTCGCAGTGTTATTCGCCACGCCATTAACCACATTCGACGTGGTGGCCGCAGGAGAACCCGAGTCGGTGCCAACAAAGGCATCGCCCGTGTTCCAGATAACCTGCGTCATCGCGTCAACGTCACCATTGTCAATGTACTCGTCCGGGTCAGCAGACGTCGTACCGAAGTCGATCGTCAGATTGGTGGCCCCGGCAGGGTCAACAACCTGATAAAGAACCGCAGTGTCGATGATCGAGCCCGGGGGCTGAGAACCAACCTTACGCTGGTTGGCCGCACCAATAGTGGTGAGGAAACCCGTGCGCTGAAGGTCAACGTAGTCAAACGCCAGCTTATGGGTAAAGCCAGCAACCGCTTCATTAATAGTAAGTTTAGCCATTGTAGTGGTCCTCCAGATTAAGGTTAGCTAAGGGCAGTGATCTTGCCGTGAGCACCGGGGTGATTCACGAGAAGGGTAAGGGCGCAGTCAACATAACCACGCTCGCCACCACCGAGATTCGGCAGACGGGTCGAACCCAGAGCAATAAGCTCCGCAACACCATAGTATTCCGGGTTAACCAGATAGCCGGTGTCCTTGTTCGTGGTGTCCGGGGCGCAGTCGGGGTTCATGTTCACCACCGAAACAATGCCGTGGTCGGACTCATAGAGTTCAACCGACAGCTTGATCGAGGCTTCACCACCCTGGTAGGCCACGCGGCGAACCGAATAGTCGCTCGAACCAGAAAGGCGAGCGAAGTCGCTCACCTTCCGACGAAGCGCCGTATCAGCCACCAGCGTCAGGCCATTGGAGGTACCCGTAACACGGTAGATCGAGGTGATCAGGTTGTTGAACACCGTTTCCGTGAAGGTCGTGCCGGAACCATTAATGGAACCAGCCGGGGTACGATAGGCAGACGGGACATCCGACGGCCCCGCGCTATCAATCCAGTCGCCCAAACCACGAAGGCCGTAGGGCGTGCCGCTGCCATCTTCCACCGAACGATCATTGTCCGAGCAGAGGGTGGCCTCGATGTCGCGCTTGATCTCGCGAACCGCCTTGGCTTCCGCCTGAGCGATCTTCGCCGGACCAACGCTATCCACGGCGTTCTGGAGGTCAGACACCATGTAGTCGCGGCGGAACTTCTGGATGTAGTTGCCGAGGCGGGCGCGGTTGGCAAACTTGTCCGTGAAGGCCGTAACATCCGAACCTTCCGCGACACCCGTCGTAACGGGAGCAGAGAGGCTATCAACAGTCCATTCCACGAAAGTGGCCGAAGCCTTGGATTTCGCGGCAGAGGAGAGAACCGGCGTTTCCTCGGGAGCGAGGATCGTCAGAACGTCAAGCAGGTCTTCGCGGTTGCTCACCGCGCTACCCGGATTAGAAGTATCGTAAGTATTTGAAAAGGCCATGTTAGTAGGTTATTTGCGTTTAGAAAATTGAGCTGCACGAAGGGCGATGAAGTCGCTAACGCTTCCAGTCGTAGCCAACCGTTTGGACACTTCATTCATATTCTTCTCCCCAGCTGTAGGGGTACGATCTCCAGAAACAGCCGAACCAGTCGGTGTTCCGGGAGGCGTCAACTTGGGAGAGGGTTTTGAATCCATCGGAATTGTTTTCCGCCCATAGATCGAATTGGCCGCATGAGCCAACAGATAGGGCAACTGAGGAGCCATTTCTGGCATGGACTTCTCCACGTCTTTAACACGCGGATCGTTCATCATTGCAGCAAACTGGCGCTTGATATCGTTGTCCTCTTGGGAAGACAGCCATTCAAGCTCCTTGAGTGCTTGTTGCTCAAAGGCAGAACGAAGATTTTTACGCTGCTGGGCAGCATCAATCTCGTTCTTTTGTGCCGGGAGAAACTTGTCGCGTGCTCGGCGAGCATGACGCAAGCTCTCCTTCACCTGAGCCTTGGTTAATGACCGTCCATCCACCTCGGCGGCGACATCTTCGAAGCCGAGATGCTCAGAACGATCAAGAACATCCTCCGCCCACTCAATCACATCATTTACTTCTTGGGACTTTTTGCTCAAGTCTTCAAGAGATGTGAGAGCGGAATAGGGGTTGTTCTCAACCTTGGGCTCAAGGGCTTTCTTGTTTTGCTGCTGGGCCAAGAATGACTCCAGTTGCGCGGCCTTCTCTTCAGCCATCTTTCGTTTGGCTGTGAGTTCGGCAATGCGCTTCAGCAAACCAGATTTTCCCTTTTGGGCCAATTCTGCAATGTCCTCATCGGAAAGTTCCGAGAGATCAATTTGTGAAGGAACGTCCTTACCATCGTTAGAAGATTGCGACTCGGAATTATGGTCGTTGCTCGCCACTTCCGCATTCGTTTCTTCTTCCGCTGGCATGGATTGGCTGATGGGTTGAGACTCAGCTTGTTTAGCAGCAGATTCCGAACGGGAAACTACTGGCTTCACAGGATTAGCCTTCAACTCACCGAGACGACGAGCCGCGTATTGGCTCATTGTCGTATTAGACTGTTCTACCACCGAAGGTTTAGCGTCCCCGGCGACGGACGTAGCTACTTCAGACATATTTGGTTGTTCCGCGTTTTAACGCCTCGCGTTGGCGATGTGGCACTATAACACAAAAAAGAGATGTTCTTAAAAGAATGCTTAATAAGGGTGTTGTGAGAGTTGAATTTCCTTGACATACCCCTATTTCTCCCCCTCAGACTCCCCCTTTCTTTTGGGGCGTTTCTTTTATTTCACGTTGAATCCGCCGCCTTTTAAGGCGGTGCTCTAGCGGCCATGTTCGCCCTTTTAATAAAAAAGGGCCTTACATGGCTACTTGCTCCTAGTGGCTACCACCTTGTCATATCCGCCCATTGAGAGGATATCGTCGCATTGGAGGATCCGCCCGCTGATCTGTTGAAGACGATCATTCGGGGTGTCGTGCATCTGCTGGATCAGCGATTCACGAATAGCGTATATGCCGCTTAGAAATTCCACATAAGCATCAATGTGGATCAGGGAGTCTAGGTTGTCTTTCATGTTATCCATTCAATCATTGATTGACCGTCTGGGTATTGGCCTGACCCATCTGTGCCGGAGCCGTGCCGATGCGACCAATCTGAGCGTTCTGAGCCTGAGTGATTTGAAACTGATACTGTTGGATCTGGCCTTCAAGGCGTCCGCCTTTAACGCAGTTGGCTCGTTCTGGAATGATTCTTAGATTGTGCGAAGCGTGAGCCCCACCCCTGCACAGGGGAATGATGTGGTCAACGTCGTGTGGGATTCCCGTTGCCCTAGAGATGGTTTGGCATAGGTCGTAAAGAAACCCGACCTCGAAAGCGTCAGAAATGAGCACGCTTCTCGCGGCGGCGCGGCGCATGGCGGAATTCTTGCGATTGCGAGCCATTGCCTTTGGAGTGCTTCTCCACGCCGCAATCTTGTCCCTATTCTTTTTAACCCACTGAGCCATCCACTCTGCCCGTCGAGCTTTATTGGCATCGCTCCAGCGCTTAAAAGCAGCGTGTTTCTTTTCTTTATTAGCGTGGTGCCAATCCCTCAGATTGGCGCGACTTTTCTCAATGTCAGCGTGGTATCGCTTTTTGGCGTTGGCCTTGGCCGACTCTTTCCGCGCCATGAAGCGCTCGTGAGAAAGCCATACCTCTCCGGTTTTAACGCCGGGATGGTATGACCAGAAAACAAAACCGTCTGTCTCGCGAATGTCTCCGTGCTTCAATCTACCGTTAGTCATTACTATTAGCTCCTTGCGTTATAATCTGGCCGACCGATGCCGGTGCGGTGCCGATACGCCCTATTTGGGCATTTTGTGCCTGCATTATCATCATGGAATACTGCTGGATGTATTTCTGGAGCCGGGCTTGAAAGGCTTGGTCGGCCTGCAAACGCTGGCTGACATCCGGCTGCTGGACATACGACTGAATCACTTGTAGGGCAATCTGAGCCCCATTGGGCCGCGCACCCACCTCAATGCCAGCATAAATCTTAGACAGGTCATCCGTCACCTGCTTCGTAATCTGGTCGGTGGCTTCATTGGCAGAACGAAGGATGGCATCTGCCATAACGGGATTGATGGATGCGGCACCCAACTCAATCAACATATCCACGTTGATGCGACCATTTTTGTCCAACTGGAGCATGGCGGCAAATTGTTTCAGTTGTGCCTCCATGTTATCCGGGTCGTTGCTCATCACATCGTAATTGATGATGATGTCGAAGTTCTCATTAGGATCTCCCTTATTGAACCGCTGGGGATCCGACACTCCCGTAACGCGGAAGAACACCTGATCCGGGCCAAATCGCTGATAGCACTTGTAGGCTAGGCGAAGGACATCCCGAACGTGGGTGAGAAACTTATCCACGAAATACTGCTGCTGGATTCCGGCCAAGGGATTATTAATATCCAGTCCCAAAATCTTATCAGCCTGCTCAAGCTGGGTGCGTTCCATTTCTACGCTGCCGGGGTTGTACACCGGAGTAGGACCAAACTGAAACTCTCCTGCCCGGCGATAGGGGATGTAACGTCCCGGACCCCAATCGGAAGGAGCATTGCCAACAGGATGCATGATTGGAGGAAGCGTGGCCAAACTGTTTCTATCGGTACGGCTGTCCCGCTCCGTCTTCACCTGCCACTGGATGCCCTTCAAAAGTTCCGGCACCGACTGAATGTCATACAACCGCTTGTTGTCCTCAGAGAGTTTGGTGACGACAAAAGGATAATCTTCATAACCATTTAGCAGTTCAAACTTAGCATGGTCCGGCACATTAACATTGCCAAAGACCTGCCGATGAAACACCGTGCAATAGATCCCTTCCGAGTTGTCTTCTTCGTCGATCAGTCGCTGATAACCATAGACTACTTCAAATAATTCTGATGCGTCGTAGGTTACTGTGGTGTATGCGAACTGGTTGCGACGTTCAATTCGGAGGGGATCACCTGCTTCTTTGCAGTTTTCGATGACATACTCCACCCAGTCTTTGTCCCAGCCCTCGGTACTGATTTTGTTCCGCAATTCCTGAGCAGTCATCAGAACCCGCCAGAAACAATAGGGCACACGCTGGGGATCGGTAGCGTAAGCCGGGAACAGAACATCGCCATCAGGAGCCACCACCTGAACCAGAGGACGGTCAACACTCCTCCGCACCACAGGAAACTCAGCGTTACCCGTCTTACGAAGATCGTTCAGGATTCTCTTCGCTTTCTTTTCGGGAATGTTGTTAAACTGCTGCTGAAGGAGGAGGATTAGTTTGTCATCATTCTCCTTTTCCAAGATCATTTTCACCAGATCGGGGCTAATCGCCATGAGCTGGTCCAGATTTAGAGTCTGTTTGAAGGTGCGATCCTCTCGCTGCCAGCCCACATAGGTGACGACAAGGCCGCGTTCCAAAAGGTAATTGGCTCCAAGCTCCATCTGCCGACGAAACTGAGGAATGTAAGACGCCACCATCCACTTGAGGAAGGCACTCACCGTGCGGGCGCGGCCAAGATCACCCATTTCCACGGGATAGGCCCGGATGTTAGCCCGAGCCAGGGCAGACATGAAAATGGCAACGTAACGGTTTATCCGTTCATTAATGATGTGTGTCTCCGTATCCGCCGCACCATCCCAAGGAAAAGCATCAGCTCCATGCTTTCTGAGGTCATCAGACTTGCCCGGCCAGATATTGCGGCGATAGTCATAACTATCCCGGCATTGATTGAAGTAGAACTCCAAATCATTGGCGGTGCGGTCAAAGGCATCAACCAGTGCACGGACATTGGGAGTATTCTTAACGAACGTCAGAGCCTCGGCATTATCTTCAGTAGTCATGGATGGTTGTCCTTAAAAGGTTGATAATCTTATTTGCCGCGCTGCGGTTGAGTCCCGTTTTATCGGCTAAGAGTGTAGCTTGAAGTGGTTGATAGCGTGCATGCAGAGTCCTGTTCAACAACTCAAAGGCGAGCAGGCGATCTATCTGAGCATCAAGCCACTGCTTGTTATCCGTTGGATCATCCAGCAAGGGCTTCATGTCGATAGGTGGTTTCACCCGTCGCATCCGTAATTGCGTGAACTAGTATTCTCTTTCCAATCAGTTTATCACGGAACTTGCGGGCAATCTTAACGGGAACCTTTCCCTCCTTGTATTCCAACTTGGCCATCACCCAATCGGGGTTCTTGGCTGCATGAACAACAAAGGCCGACACCATGTCTGGAACGGCAAGGGGAACATTCAAAGCCAACTCAATCTCCTCCATCCCGGCAGGAGTAAAATCAGTGTTCTTGCCAAATCCTACGTAGTGTTTGTTTTTAGTCAGCTTGCTGTTCTTAATCTCCAAGAGCTTATTGACGCTAATCTGAAGATTGTCAGCTAACGTAATAATCGAGATGTTGGTTGGTTCAGACATTAGTATCCTCCCGAGCTTCGTCCTGTGCGTTTGAATGCTTTGTCGTCAACGTAGCGAATTCCATCAATCGCGGCATAACGAATTACGTCGATAGGGTCTTTATGTGCTTCGTCAGGCCCACCTTCAGCCGTGTATTCCTGCAATGCTGAGATGATGTTGCGACAGCGATCCGAGATGTAGAAGTGTGGACGGTTCACACTATCCATCGGCTGCTTTCTGTTATATGCCATCTTTGTTTGAAGGGCTTGCAAACCATCTTCAATATCAAGGCCCGGAGCAGGAATAAAAGTCAATCCTGCATCAGCTAGATCCTCAATAATAGAGGAAGCACCATTCTGTGTCTGATATTTCGCAGCACCCAACCGAGGGTCTATCAATCGTTCAAATATGGTTTCACCCTCCTCCATTTTCATAATCAGGTCTACATAGTCGCGAATGCCATAGCCCAGACCCTTGCTACCCTCGCCACCAATCCACTTGCCGCCATGCCATTTGGCCCAATCGCCAATATTCACATCCGGCCATTCCCGATAGACCCAATACGTTCCTGTCTCATCCACGGCTATCCATGCCATAAACCAGTTTTTACGGCCAGCCGGGTCCAGCACCATATACCTCGTAACTCCCTTGGTAGGTATCTTCTCATAAGGCACAACATTGGTTTCCAATGAGAAGTTGGGAAACTGGGTGGATTTGCTCTTAGTTGGGATGCCATAAGCCCGGCACAATATCTCACTCTCATCCCTATTCTTAAGGTCTTCAGCAATACGCTCATACCCACCAAAGGGATTGTCCTTGGAATGGAAGTAGATGATGGAAGCATTTCTATTCCGGCTCTCCTGAATAAATGGAACCTTCCTATTATTAAGGAGTTCAGCATTCTTCCAATCAATCGTCTTAGCGCCCTCAAGATAGTCGCGAACTACCTCTGTGTAGCCATCAATAGGCGTAAAGGTAATGATGAGCTTGGAGTTGCGCGTAGCCAACCGAAACCTAAGTGTACTAAGAAGCTCAGGACCAATAAGATATTCGTCACACCAAGCTCCAATATTAAGTTCCTTTGGATCGCGGCATCCAAGCTCGGCACCTTCCAAAATCGTATCGTTATTCAAATATTGGGCATAGGTCTTAAAGATGATCCA